GCATAATCCTTAATCTCCGCACTATTAAGACTAAGCTCACTTCGGTGGGCTTTTTCTGTTTGAGACTAATTATTTAACAAAAAGGAGTTACCATGGCTAGAAAATCACAACGCCTCAGAAGACAGCGTAGAATTGAAAGAATGAAGACAAAAGAACAAGAAGCAAAATTCGCCAAGGTTGTTGAAGACAACTCGGTTGTGCTCGAACGAATGAAGAACATGTCAAATTCTTGTGACAAAATTTTACAAACTTTTGAACCAAAACTCAATACCACAGTGGACACACCAGAGACTGAGGAAACAATAATTGAAGAGCCTAATGACATCAAAGCCCCAATGCTAAAAGCGACCAGTCCAGAGCCAGAATTAAAAGAAACCGCAAAAGAAACCCCAAATTTCAAAAAGATGACCAAGAAAAAGTTGTTTGAGTATGCAAAAGAAAACAATGTTAAGGTATTCCCATCGATGACCAAGGCAAACATTATCAAGGCCATTGAAGCCAAACAATAGAATTAAGACTATTTACATTGATTGGAGGTTTCATGAATGTCTTTACCAACTTTAACACCCACATCTACAACTAGTGCTATCGTATTACCAAGTTCGGTGTCTTTCACCGGAGTTGCACCTGCTGATTCTGATGTGTCAGATGCTTGCCCTATAGGATTTTATACTGCATCAGCAGATTTTGTTTCTGGTGCTGTGGCTCAAGTAGCGTACACATATAAAAAGCTTGGGGGCGATGTCTTAGACATTGAATTAACTTCCGGTAGTGTATACGCAAATTATGAAGAAGCTGTATTGGAATATTCTTATATTGTCAACCTTCATCAGACCAAAAACATTATTGGTTCTTCTCTTGGCTCAACAACCGGCTCTTTTGATCACAAAGGCGACAGAACCGATAGTGCCACAACCAAGAACATTGAATTAAAATATCCAAAATTTAGCTTTGAAACCGCTTTTAGAATCTCTGACTCTTTTTCTACTGAAGCCGTAGTGGGCGGCAGAAATACAATTTACTCTGCTTCATTCGATACAGTTTCTAACCAACAAGACTATGATTTGCAAAATATAATTTCTGCTTCAAGTGCTACTGATAGTGCTTCCCCATTCTTCGAAAAAGTGGGAAATAAACGCGTTACAATCCGTCAAGTATACTACGTCACCCCAAGACAAATGTGGCGATTTTACGGCTATTACGGCGGTTTAAACGTGGTTGGTGATTTTCACACTTATGGCCAATATGCTGATGATTCTACCTTCCAGGTTATCCCATCTTGGCACAATAAGCTGCAAGCAATTTCTTATGAAGATCACCTTTACACAAGAACCAGCCACTTTTCTTATGAATTAGTAAATAACAAGTTAAGGTTGTATCCTACACCAGATAGTGTTTCACCAGAAAAGTTCTGGGTAAGATTTTCTTTGTCAGAAGATCCATGGGAAGATGATGCTGATGGTGGTCAAGATGGTGTAAACAACATGAACACTCTTCCGATGCAGAACATAGCATATAATAAAATTAATTCAATTGGTAAACAGTGGATTAGAAGATATGCTCTTGCTTTATCAAAAGAAACATTGGGACAAATTCGTGGCAAATTCAGCGGAAACATTCCAATACCGGGAGATAACATCACACTAAACTCTTCCGATCTTTTATCTCAGGGTAGAGAAGAGAAAGACAAACTAAGAGAAGAACTTAAAACAATGCTAGAGGAAATGACTTATCCAAAGCTTATAGCTTCTGATAAAGAAATGACTGACAACGCAAAAGGAATCCTGAATCATGTTCCTTTAAAGATTTTTGTGGGGTAATTGAATGTCAGATAATAAATGGAAAAAACCAGATCAGCCGCCACCACCGCTCTTTCTTGGCGAAAAAGAAAGAGATCTCGTAAAGCAAGTCAATGATGAAATTATAGAGAGAGTGGTCGGACAGCAGGTTTTGTATTTTGCTATTGATATTGAACACACAAACTATCACCCAATCTACGGAGAGGCCATGGAAAAAACTTTCCTGCCGCCCATAAGAGTTCACGCTCTTGTTGAATACCAAGGACTGGAGACAGCTTATTTGGAAGGAATAGGCGTTGATAAGATGCTGAAAATCAGTGTTAAATTCCATAAGAGAAGATTGACCGAAGATCAGGACTTGTTTGTTCGTGAAGGAGACTTTGTAAGATATGGAAACATTTTCTATGAAATCGCCAAACTTAATGAACCCAAGCTTCTCTTTGGTCAACCAGAGCACAGGTTTGAAATTCAAGCAGACTGCATAAGAGCAAGGGATGGATTATTTAATGCCGACTAAACACGAATCATTTGAGCCCTCTTCAATCGAGACTATTGATACAGCAATGTATCGATATATAGATGAAGTTTTAAATTTAAAAACAATCACCAACCAAGGCCTTAAAAAGGTAAAAGTTTTATGGCTCGGTGCAGAAAGGGCGTTTCAAATAAAAAACGATAAAGAACTTAGAGATTCTGCTGGAAAATTGGTTTTGCCGCTAATGACAGTACATCGTGACTCTATTAATAAAGACCCGGCTTTCAAGGGTACCTTTCAAGCTAATGTATTTGAGCATCCTGATTATAAAGGCGGAGCGATAACTGTTACTCGAAGAATTAAGCAAGACAAAACAAGAAATTTTGCTAATGCCGACAAGGCTAGATCTCTCGCAACAGGAGTTGAAACCGGTAGAACTAAAAACTCTAAAATCGTTTATCAAGAAATAACTATGCCGGCACCCACTTATGTAACAGTTATGTATACAGTTACGGTAAGAACCGAATATCAACAACAAATGAACGACTTGGTTCAACCCTTTATGACTAAAACGGGCAATATAAACAGCTTTATCTTAAAAGAAGAGGGGCACAGATACGAGGCGTTTATTCAGCCAGATTTTTCAGAAAACAAAAACCTTAATAATTTGGGTGAAGAAGAGAGAATGTTTGAAACCAAGGTTCAAATTAAGGTCTTGGGGCATTTGATAGGAGAAGGCGACAATAGAGAAAAGCCAAAAGTAAGCATAAGAGAAAACAGAGTCCAAGTCAGAATCAGTAGAGAAAGAGTCATTTCTGGTGATAAAATACCTTGGAAAGATAAAGACGACGATTATCGAAGATAATGTCATTAGAGTTATAAGATACTATTTATTTTGAGAAAAGATTAAAAGGAGAATTTTTAATGCCTAGAAAGTTTGATTTTGTTTCACCCGGTATTTCAATCGAGGAAATAGACGAGAGTATTATCGAAGCGCCAACTACTGATGATGGGCTTTTACTAATTGGAAGAGCCCAAGCTGGTCCTTCTATGAAACCAGTGAAGATTAACAATATGAGTGATTTTGTTGGGGTCTTTGGTAAGCCTATTAGTGGTAAAGGAACCATGAATAACGACATTTGGAGAGATGGTAACAATCAATCTCCAACTTATGCAGCCTATGCCGCTCAAGCCTGGTTAGCTTCTGAAACCTCACCAGTTACTTTTATTAGATTGGCTGGTAACGATTCGCCAAATCAGGCGTCTGGCTATGTAAAAGCCGGGTGGGATCTTGGCGGAGCTAACTTAGAAAATAGCACCGGTGTTCATGCGGAAAACGTCACCGCGTATGGCCTCTTTGTCGTACCTTCAGCCTCCGCTGGTGAAAACCCTAGCGGAAGTTTGGCCGCTGTTTTGTACGCGACAGGATCGTCCCTCACTCTTAGTGGTACCATAGCGGGTACTTCTAATACTACTTCTTCTGCTGGTACTTTGATTAAATCAATTTCGACCGGTGGTAGTGCTAACACTTTTATTCTAGAAGTAAGAGACAGCCACGCAGAAGCAAGTTTGGAAAAATTAGTATTTCATTTTGATCCAGACAAGAAAGACAATTATTTAAGAAATGTCTTAAATACAAACCCACTTAAAACTGATTCTAACAACTATGGTTCTTCTAATGAGAAGAAATATTTCCTAGGAGAATCTTATGAAGAAGCCGTACAGGCTTTGGTCTCCGGTTCTTCGGCTGGTTCTCAGTATGGTCTATTGTTGCCACTTGTTAGCGGCTCGACAAATCTTGTTACACACCAAGCAGAGTCCAGAGCAGCTAGAACAGGCTGGGTTATTTCTCGTGATCCAACACCCCAAACTAACGCTGCTAGCTTTTCTGCCGATAGAATGAAAAAACTATTCAGAATTGTCTCTCTTCATGATGGCGAATGGTTCCAAAACAATTATTATGTGACAATTGAAGATCTAAAATTAGGTACACCTGTTAATCCAAATTCCTCTTTCTCAGTTTCTGTT